CCGAAAAAATTTATATGAAACACAAAATTACGGCAGAAGATATTTCTCGCCGTTGGATTTATGCACCTGATGCCGTTACATTTGTAACTGGTGTTTTGCCATTTGATGATTCCAATTCATCAATCAACATGTTTGACCTAAGATATCAATTAAGGTTACACGACCTTTATGATTTCACATCGGTATCTTATGTTTCATATGAAATTACAATGCAACATATTCGTTCTTTACAATTATTATTTTCTGGAACACCACAGTTTAGATTTAATCGTCACCTGAATAAATTATTCCTTGATATTGATTGGGACAGAGATTTACAAGATGGTGAATATGTTATTATTGAATGTTACCGCAAACTTGTTCCAGACACAATTACTTTAACAGGAACAGTAACGGCTAACATATCTTCAAATACGCTTACTGGTTATGGTACAATTTTTGACCAAGAAGTTTTAGAAAATGATTTCATTACAATTGGTAGTGAATCAAAACAAATTCGCAACATTAATTCACCATCTCAAATTACATTAGTTGGACCAATGAGTGCGAATGTGGATAATGTAACTGCAACTTTGTCTGGAATTTCAGATGTTTGGAATGACCGTTTCTTAAAGAAGTATGCAACTGCTTTAATTAAGAGACAATGGGGTAATAACCTTAAAAAGTTTAGTGGCATTGCAATGCCTGGTGGCGTTACATTAAATGGTAAAGAAATCTATGATGAAGCAGAAGCGGAAATAAAAGAGATTGAAGAAGATATGTTTAATTTCAACAGTCTGCCAAGCGAAATCTTTACTGGATAATGATGAATGTCTACCAACTTTTACTTCAATAATTTTCCTGCTGAACAAATTACCTCAGAGCAATTGCTCGTTGAGGATTTGGTTATTGAAGCAATGCAAATTCATGGCATGGATGTTTATTATCTACCAAGAACATTAAAAAGTGGAAATGAAATTGATTATTTGTATGGTGAAGATACTGTTAAAGAATACCTAACTGCATATCCAATTGAAATGTATATGGAGAATGTAACAGGTTTTGATGGTGAAGGAGACTTTGCCTCTAAATTTGGTCTTGAAGTGCGAGATGAAATTACTATGTTAGTTTCTCGCCGTAGATTTAAATACTCAACTGGTTCATCTAATTTACCAAGACCTAGAGAAGGTGATTTAGTTTTTATTCCACTCACTCGTAGTTTCATGGAAATTATGTTTGTTGAACATGAAAATGACCAAGCAATGTTTTATACATTAGGTCGTGGTCGAGGCGGCAATGTTTATGTTTATGCATTAAAGATGAAAGAACTTGTTTTTTCAAATGAGAGAATTCATACAGGTACTGACGAAATTGATGACAACATCCGTGATTACTATACAAGAAGCCAATTAACTATGTCTCTTTCTACTGGTTTGGGAACATATGAACCTGATGAAATTGTGTTTCAATCACCAGACAGAACTCTTGCAAATGCAACCGCACAAGCTACTGTTCATACTTGGACAAAGGCTGCATCTGCAAGAACATTGGATGTTTATCGTGTAATGGGAACTTTTGCCAATGCATCAAATACAATTGGTGCAACATCTGGTGCCTACTATACAACATCAGGAACAATTAATGACAATGCATTTGATAATAATGCATTTGAAAATATTATCGACAATACACGAATTGAATCCGAATCTGATTCAATCATCGACTTTACAGAAGTTAACCCATTTGGTGAAGCATAATGCTAGGTAATGCACATTTTTATAATCGAACTATACGCAAAGTTGTTGTTGCGTTTGGTACACTTTTCAATGATATTTACCTACAAAGGTACAATAAGTCAGGTGCAACTTCATATGAAAAATTTAAAGTGCCACTATCTTATGGTTCAAAAGAAAAATACATAACAAAAATTACACAAGACCCTACATTTACAAGGTCTATCAATACTGTTGTTCCTAGAATTTCTTTTGAAATGACAGGCATTTCTTACGATTCTGGAAGAAAACAAATATCAACACTACAAAATTTTAATCAGACTACAACAGGTGTCAAATCACAATATGTTCCTGTTCCTTATGATTTTAATTTTTCAATGTCAATCTATGTAAGAAACACAGAAGATGGTACACAAATCGTAGAACAGATTCTTCCTTTTTTCTCACCAGATTTTACTGTTTCGGTTAATTTTATTAATGAGATGGGCAAAAAATATGACATGCCTGTTATATTAAATTCTGTTAATACAACCACAGATTATGAAGGTGATTTTTCTACAACAAGATTAATTCTTTGGGATTTAGAGTTCACAGTAAAATCATTTTTATGGCCACCTGTCAAAGGCGACATTGGACTTATTGGTGACGCTTATGCAAATAATTCTGCAAATGGCGGCATATCATATGGTCGTGCATTTACAAATATTTACAATGAACCTAATGACAGAGTAACTCAACAAGTTACAGTAGATTATGCTAATGGTAATAACTATTTTACGACAGGCGAAACAATCAGAGTCCAAAATCGTGGAGAAATTACAGGTAAAGTAGTTTATTTTAGTAATAGTAATACAGGTAGCAAAATATACAATTACCTCAACTCAAAAAACGCCAATTAACCTTGTTCAGATTGTTACAACAGCAGTTCCACAAGATACTGACCCGGATGACGAATTTGGATTCTCTGAAACTATAACTGAATGGCCTAATATAACATGAAGAAGTTAAATGAAAAATTGTCTGAAGTTTTAGATGTAGAACCCATTCAATTTGAAGTTGTCGAATCTAAAGAACCAACACCAGTAGAAACTTTGCCTGCAACTGTCGTAGATGACGATGCTTCTTTTGCAAGATGCAATATTCGAAATCTTATTGAAAAAGGCAATCAAGCAATGGATGATTTGTTGAATGTTGCAAAAGCATCTGAACATCCAAGAGCATATGAAGTAGCCGCAGGATTAATTAAAAATTTAGCAGACTTAAATAAAGACTTACTTGAAATACAAAAAAGACGAAAAGATTTGTCTCCACAAGAAGCGTCATCTGTTAAAAATGTAAATGTAGATAAGGCAGTATTTGTTGGGTCTACCGCAGAATTAGTCAAACTTTTAAAAACTAATAAATAGGTCACTATGGAAACTTTAATCGAAATGATGCGTAAGGTTTTGGCAGATACTTTTGCCATGTATCTTAAAGCACACAACTATCATTGGAATGTGGAAGGTTCAAACTTTCCGCAATATCACGATTTTTTTGGAAATCTTTATCAAGAACTGCATGGTGCGGTTGATCCAATTGCAGAAGAAATTCGTGCATTAGATGCCTATGTGCCTGGTTCACTTTCTCGTTTCTTAGAACTTACTGAAATTGAAGATGAACTTTCTATTCCAAATGGTGTAGAAATGGCACGCCGTTTAATGGTAGATAATCAAAAAGTTATTATGACACTTGACATGGCATTTAAATTGGCAGATGAACTTGACCAACAAGGTTTGGCTGATTTTATTGCTGGTCGTTTAGATGCACATAAAAAACACGGATGGATGCTTCGTAGCATTACAAAATGAGTGATGGATATCTTGGTAATGACAACCTAAAACGAATTGGTGTAGAATTACAATACACCGAAGAGCAGGTCAAAGAAATATTAAAATGTTCGGAAGACCCTCTTTATTTTGTTAGAAATTATGTAAAGATTGTCAATGTGGACAAAGGTCTTGTCCCATTTGAAATGTGGCCTTTCCAAGAGGATATGGTCAAAACATTTCACAACAATCGTTTCTCAATCTGTAAAATGCCTCGTCAGGTTGGTAAAACAACAACTGCGGCAGGTTACATGTTGTGGTCTGTTTTATTCCAAGAAAATTACAATATTGCCATTCTTGCAAACAAGGGTTCTCTTGCTCGTGAGATTTTAGGCCGTATTCAGTATGCATATGAGTATCTTCCACTTTGGTTGCAACAAGGCATCAAAGTTTGGAACAAAGGTAACATTGAACTGGAGAATGGTTCTAAGATTAACGCATATGCAACATCTTCTGCTGGTGTTCGTGGCGGTACATACAATCTGATTTTCTTAGATGAGTTTGCTTTCGTTCCTAAAAACATGGCAGACGATTTCTTTACTTCTACCTACCCTGTTGTTACTTCAGGTAAAACAACAAAAGTTATCGTTGTTTCCACACCATACGGATTGAATCATTTCTACAAAATGTGGATTGATGCGTCTGAGGGTCGTTCTCTATACAAACCATTGGAGGTCCATTGGTCTCAAGTGCCAGGTCGTGATGCCAAATGGAAAGAAGAAACGATACGCAACACTTCTGAAGAACAGTTCAGGCAAGAGTTTGAAACTGAGTTTATCGGTTCATCGGCAACACTTATTTCAGGCTCTAAACTTCGTAGTTTGGCATTTTTCGACCCAATCTACCAAGAAGAATGTTTTGATATTCACGAACAACCAAAACCAGGTAGATTGTATATCTGCACAGTTGATTGTTCTGAAGGTGTTGGCGGAGACTATTCGACAATCAATGTCATTGATGTTTCGGAAACACCCTATAAACAAGTCGCTAAATATAGAAATAATAAATTACCTTTATTGTTCTTTCCAACAATCATTTATTCGGTTGCAAAAAGATACAATGAAGCATATGTTTTGATTGAGACAAACAACATTGGCCAACAAGTTGTTGACATTTTACACTATGATTTGGAATATGAAAATATTTACAAACTAGAACATCATCATATTAAAGGGCAAAGTATTTCAGGTGGTTTTAAGAGGTCTACCAGTTTTGGTATCAAGACCACTAAATCAGTCAAAAAGATTGGTTGTGCAAACTTAAAAACTCTTGTTGAATCTGACAAACTAATTGTCAGAGACTTTGATACTATTGCCGAAATGAATACCTTTGTTCGTGTGAGAGATTCATACGAGGCCGAAGAAGGTAATAATGACGATTTGGTGATGGGTCTTGTTTTGTTTTCGTGGTTAACCGCACAATCATACTTCAAAGATTCGACAAACATAGATATCCGTAAGGTTCTTTTAGAAGAACAAAATCTGTTAGGTGAAGAGGAACTAACACCGGTCGGAATCATAGATGACGGAAGAAAAGAAGAAGTTCTTATTGATTCCGGTGATGTTTGGACTGAACGAGGTTACCATACCTCAAGCTTATAAAAAACTAAATAGACGATAAAAAGAATTCTATCCTATAACAAAAGGAGAAATCCATGGCATTTCAGCTCTCACCAGGCGTAAATGTATCAGAAATTGACCTGACTACAATTGTGCCTTCAGTCGCCACTAGCATTGGCGCATTTGCGGGGCCGTTTGCTTGGGGTCCAGCAAGTGAAATCATTACTATTTCTGACGAGGTTCGCCTTGCCGACAGATTTGGTAAACCTGATTCTACAAATTATGAATACTGGTTCTCAGCCGCAAACTTCCTAGCATATACAAACACATTAAAAATTGTCCGTGCGGTATCAATCGCCGACACTCGAAACGCAATTGCAAATAATCAAGCAACTGCTGTTCTGATTAAAAACGAAGATGATTGGGAATTAAACTACTCAACTGGTCAAGGCGCAGTCGGTGAATTTGCCGCTCGTTTCCCTGGCTCAATTGGTAACTCTCTCAAAGTTTCTATGGCAGATGCCAACACATATAGTGGTTGGACATATGCTTCTAGCTTCACAAGCAGACCAAATACATCAACATATGTAATCAATCAAGGCGGAGGTTTTGATGAAGTTCATATGATTGTTATCGATGAAGATGGCAAATTTACAGGAACTAAAAATACAGTTCTTGAAGTATTCCCATTTGCTTCTAAAGCTGCTGATGCAAAAGATGATTCTGGCAATTCAATCTATTACAAGAATATTCTTGCATCACAATCGAAATATATTCAATGGATGGACCACCCAACCGCA